ATATTCTTTTGACCATCAGTACCAGTAACTAAACTTGGTAGATGTTCTTTAACTTCTTGTGCAATGAAACCAGTAAATGTTTTATCTGTAGGTGTTATGCCATCTAAGTTTTTCCAGTTATAAGTTTTAGGAACTAACTTAGTTATCTTATCTAGTGAAGTACCAGTAATTGTAGTTATATTATCCTTTTTATCTCTATCAGAAACATTACTACCATAGAATATATAATCTCCATCATTTTCTATTTTAAATTTCCACGATCCACCATTATCTAGATGACCTGTGTTAGAAGACCCATCAGCATAAAAGTATCCACGTATACTACCATCTGATTTAAAACGTAAAGCACAGCTAGTAGAATCACCATTTAAACCAACACCATTAGACAGGGTTTCCAGCTTCTCTTCATTATTATAAAAAAGTTTTGTATTTCCGTCACCATTACATAGAATACTATTTTCATAAGTTCCACTACCATTTCTATATTCTATACTTAAAGTTTGACTAGCTTGCCATCCTCTTATTCTCCACTGGTCAGCCAGATCATCCTGTTCATCAGGGAAGATAAATATATAAGCATCATTACCTTCAGCACCATAAGCAGCAATTCCATTCGTCTGTGTAGCAAAGGTTTTTACGCCGTTGTAATAGAGATCTATACCTGCATCGTCATCAAAGGTAGCAATAGTTTCTCCATCATCTTTAGCTCTAATTCTTAAATAAGCAGTTCTTATCTGTAACTCACCTGTATTACTGTCTATATATGAGTTGGAGCCATCATGAAAAATACCTAAATCATTTCCAGTCCCAAAATTTGCAGCTTCATTATCAGGTATAAATAAAGAATCATTTAAATGTACACCATTTGAAGCAGTTTCTAGCTTTTTAACATTATTATGGTAGAGTTCTACGGCACCATCTTTAATAAAGACTGCACTAACCTCACTCATTCCAACATTACCTATATAAACTCGATCATCTGATTCAAGATATAAATAAGAAGTACTGGAAACATCTAATCGTCCAGTTGTATTTTTTAGGTATGAATTAGAGCCATCATGATAGATTTGTAAATCTCCACTAGAGCCACATTCATATTTTCCTGTATCGTTTGGTATCTGTACTCTTCCGTCACTTTGGATGCGGAATTTTTCAACCCAACTTCCACTTTCTTTACTTCTAAAACCTAGTAGACTATCTCCTGCATTTTGAATACGCCAATAATCTGCATTGTCATCACCTTCATCTGCGGTGAAACTCAATATAGATCCACCACCTTCTCCACCTTTAATTTCAATATGACCATCACCAAGATTTCCAGTAGTAGAAACTTCTAAATATCCTGCTGATAAAGTAGTACTTATTTTAGCTCCGTACTGAGTAGTCTCAAACTTTTTAGCGTTGTCGTAAAAAAGTGAAACTTCAGCATTAGGAGAGCAATCTATAAAGTTTTCAGAACCAGCAGCATTTTTAAAATAAATACCATCGTTTCTTATATGTAATGCACCTGTGCTATTTTTCAGGTATGAGTTCGACCCATCATGATACAGTTCAAAATCATTCCCTGTTCCCAAGCGGATCTTCTCATTATCAATGAGGTCGATAGGAGTCTTTAAACCCCTATCGTCTATTTGTGTTAATGCCATAGTTATTTAGCCTCCAATGCTGTTACTTTTGCTGACAGTTCCTTAATTGCATTAACAAGAACGGGAACTAGACGTTCATACTTAAGACCATACGCTGTTTTATCTTCATTAAGATTAACGACTAACATATCATCTTTATCGCTAGGGTTTCCTTCAATAGCTAATACATCTTGAGCTAGGAATCCAAGATGTTTCCTATTTCGTTTTTTACTACCATCAGGAGTGTTGTCGTCATACCAAGTACGTTTGTCCCAACGATATGTCACAGGTTTTAATTGATTAATCCAATTTAACCCATTAGTAAAGTCAACAATATCAGTTTTATCTCTCTTATCAGATGATGAAATGGATGTATCAGCACAATATATATCAGTAATATTATTATCTCCTAAACATATAACATTAGAACTTGTTTGTAGTTGTCCTGACGGAGAAGTAGACGATGCTGCATTAAACCCTAGAACGAGATTGTTAGTACCTGAACTAATAAATGGACCAGCACCATATCCAAGAGCAGTGTTGTAGTTACCATTATTTCTACCAAGAGCAAAATAACCAACACCAACTGCACCAGTAGCAGTTGTTTGTGCCTCCATAGCATCACAACCAACAGCAACATTATATTGACCAGTTGTATGGTGATCCAGTGCCTGAAAACCTAAAGCAGTGTTGTGAGTTCCAGTTGTGTTTGCTTTTAATGCTTGTGTTCCAACACCAGTATTATAATCACCATTAGTATTTAAATTTAATGTTTCAAAACCAACAGCTACATTATCATGTCCTGCATCAGTAATCGTATATAAAGCACTATTACCTACAGCAGTATTTCTAGCTGCTTCAGTAATGCTGTATAAAGCAGTACTACCTATTCCAGTGTTGTTAACACCAGTGGTATGGTTCTGACCTACTCTATACCCAATAGCAACATTACCTGTTCCTGTAGTGGTAGATTTAAGTGCTTCAAAACCAATAGCAACTTGATAACTTCCATCTGTTGCAGTTTCTAATGCTTTGTACCCAATAGCAACTTTACCGTTGCCATCTGTGCCTGAAAGCATTGCACGATGACCAACAGCAGTATTATTACTTCCAGTATTGTTAACTAAAACGCCATCACCAACACCAACATTAGCCTCACCTGTTGTAGTGCTTTCTAAAGTATTATTTCCTATAGCAACATTATAAGATGCAGTGGTGTTTGCACCTAATGCATTTCTACCTACTGCTATGTTCTGATTACCTGTAGTATTAGCATCTAATGCAATCTCACCAACAGCAACATTCCTAAGTCCAGTTGTGTTATATAATAATGTATCCTTACCAAGTGCTGTATTATTAGACCCTGTTGTATTTGTATATAATGCAAAATTACCAACACCAACATTATATTGACCTGTAGTATTATTCTGTAACGTAGATTTACCTATAGCAGTATTCTGATCTCCTGTTGTATTGGCACTGAGAGCATAAACACCAACAGCAACATTGCTAGCAGCAGTTGTATTAGCATCTAATGCATATGCACCAACAGCAGTATTTGATGAACCTGTTGTATTGGCCTCTAATGTAGCAAAACCAAGAGCAGTGTTTAGAGTTCCTGTTGTATTATTATATAAAGCACCATAACCAAAAGCAGCATTATTATCGGCAGTTGTATTACTTTCTAATGCAAATTTACCAACTGCAGTGTTATTACCTCCTGTTGTGTTTGCTTCTAATGCTTTATATCCAACAGCTACGTTATTAGCTCCTGTAGTATTTAATTCTAAAGCTGAATAACCTACAGCAGTGAGACTATCACCTGTTGTATTTGTATATAAAGATTTAGAACCAACGGCTGTGTTTTCATTGGCAGTTGTATTATTATATAAAGATCCATAACCAACAGCTGTATTATTAGAAGCTGTAGTATTGTTAAATAATGACCAACTACCTAATGCAGCATTATATCCACCAGTTGTGTTATAGTACAGAGTGCTAGTACCGACTGCAAGGTTTATTACACCTGTAGTATTAGCATCCAAAGAATTTCTACCAAAAGCATTGTTATAATTACCTGTGGTGTTACTTTCTAAAGCTTGTTCCCCTACAGCAGTGTTTTGAGTTCCTGTAGTATTAGACTTCAATGCTAAGTGACCAATAGCTACTTGTTGAGCTCCTGTTGTGTTTGCTTTTAATGCTCCTCCACCTACAGCGGTGTTATCAGATGCAGTAGTATTATTTGCTAAAGCACTCTCTCCAACTGCAGTAACATTAGATCCAGTTGTATGATCATATAAAGCATCTTTACCTATACCAACATTATTATCCCCAGTTGTTAAAGCTGTTCCAGCATCCTTACCAATAAGAACATTATTATTTGCATTTGTTCCATCAAAAGCATCCCCAGCATTAGTACCAACTACAGTATTATTCTGTGCATCAGCAGTAACTAATAGAGATCCAGAAGCTATCTTAGCTACTGTAACAGCGTTATTAGCTATTTTTTGGGTAGATATAAGATCATTTTGTAAGTGTACTGTATATATACTTCCATCTGCAATCTTTGTATTATCTACAGCATCATCTGCTATTTTAACTGTTGTTACTGCTCCAGATGCTATCTTAGCTGCTGTAACTGTACCATCACTAGGAGTACCAATACTTACTGTCGTTCCGAGTGTAAGAATGAAATAATCACTACCACTAGCGGGGGCATTAGAAAAGATAATTGAGCTACCGTCAATAACAAATCCTTCGGATGGCTGACTGGTTCCGCTATTAGGTTTCTGAATGACTCCATTGATGCTAACAACATGTTGTTGAGCTGAAGAACCTGGGTTGGATAAGACAAATCTATAAGCTGATCCATTAAATGTAGCAGAGTTACCACCAGTACCAGAATAACTGGATATTGTATTTATATAGAAATCACCACTAGATGCTACTTCTTCCCAAGCAGAACCATCATATACCTTTAACTTATCTGTTGCTGTATCCCACCATAAGTCACCTTCATCTAATGAAGAACTAGGTGCAGATCCAGCTACTCTATATCTTTCAGCAAAGTCATTTATGTCTCCACTAAGACTGAGTAGATCAGCTTCTTTAAGTGTTGCTTTGTGGTAGTTATATATCTGACCAGAGCCAGTAGAACTAACCATAAATGAAACACCAGCATCAACAGTAGTACTGTTAAAGTTAGAAGCTATGTTATTAATAGTTACTGTTGAAGCACCTACAGTTCTACCTGTAGTACTTGTACCAGATCCATTAACTACAAGACCACCAGCATCAGCTATAGAAATGACTACACCAGCAGCAGGTTGAGTATTAGGAAATGCTGCGTCTGTTGCTATTACTTCTAATCCACCTATGGGAGCAAGTTGTGCAGCAACATAATCAACAACAGCTCCAGATGTAGGAAGTTGTGTATCGCTATTTGATATACTAGTTTGTTTTAGATCACTAGCTAGTTTAGCAAGTGTTATATTACTATCTGCAACTTTAACTGTTGTTACGTTAGCATCAGTAATCTTAGATGTTGTAACAGCATTAGAAGCTAGTTTAGCATCTGTAACTTGAGTTGCACCTATATGTTCAGTATCAATAGATCCTGCTACATAGTGGTTAGAGTCAAGTTGATCATTAGCTATCTTAGAGCTAGTAATTGCGTCATTTGCTATCTTTGCAGTTGTTATCTCACCATCAGATATAAGAGCTTCTACAATAGTATTATTTGATATATCAACAGTTTGTATTGCACCAGTAGCAATCTTAGCAGAAGTAATAGCATCGTTTGCAATCTTAGCTGTAGTAACAGCATCTGCTGCTATTTGATTAGAATTAACTGCATTAGTTCCTATTGCTGCATTATTTACTGAACCAGCTGCATAATGCTCAGTACTAACTGCGTCGTCAGCTATTTTAGCTCCAGTCACAGCGTCAGCTGCTATCTTAGCTGTAGTAACATTAGCATCTGCAATTTTAGCTGTAGTCACTCCAGAGTCAGCTAAATCACTTGTACCTATAGTACCTGCTGCTAACTTAGCACCAGTCACTGAGTTATCTGCTAGGTGAGCTGTGTCTATAGATCCGTCTACATAGTGTTCTGAATCAATAGAGTCATCTGCTATCTTAGCATTAGTTATAGCATCATTAGCTATATCTACTGTAGCTACTGTGCCATCTACTAAGTTAGCACTAGCTACGGTAATATCAGTAGGTAATGCACCTGAATTCAGCTTTGCTAATGTAACAGCATTATCAGCTATTTTAGCTGTAGTTACGTTAGCATCAGCTATTTTAGCTGTAGTAACATTTGAATCTGCTATCTTAGCTGTAGTAACTTGAGCATCTGCTATATGTGCAGTATCTATACTACCGTCTACATAGTGCTCAGAATTGATCTGATCATCAGCTATTAAAGCACTAGTTATATTATCAGCTTTTATCTTAACTGTAGTAACAGCAGCATCTCTAATCTGTGTTGTACTAATTGTAGTACTCTGCTCTTCCTGTAATGCTCTTAATATCTGTGTTTGGTTAGCATTTAGATCTTCAGCTTTAATAGCACTACCAGCTGCATAAGTAGCTTTAGCAGTATCTACACCTGTATCTCTTCTTATTCTAACTAGCAGTCCATTCTTAGGTGAACCATCAGATTCACATACATTTGTATTTGTAGTGCCTGTAGTATTATCAAATGTAACTGTTCTTGTACCTGTAGTAGCATAGCTAGGTACTGTATAGTTATTAACTAATACACCATCTACTTCTACTACTACTTCTCCTACAACGTAGGTTGGGAATGAATAATCAAATGTCTTATCTGACCCATCCCCTGTGTATTCATGAAAGGTTGTTGTTGCCATGTTTATTTATAAGGTAGATTTAGAATGGGTTGGATGTCATTTGTTTCTCGTTTTTTAAGTATTCGTTTTTTCTTTTTTTCTTTATCCTGAGTTTCTAACTCTTTAATACGAGGATCATTCATTATCCTAGACCAAGCTTTATCTTTAGAATTTTCTACTAAAGAATCTATCATTCTTACATGATAGTAATCTTCGGGTTGATAATCACCACGTTTACCAGAACGAATATCATTATTCATCATTTTCAATGATTCTATAATCTTAGGATCATCTGCTAATAATGTAAGTTTTGCTTCCAAATTAGTTTCACCAATAGCTTTTGAAAACATTGATCTTATTCTAGGACTATTAGATAAATCTGTACCAGTTGGTGAAAAATATGTAGTTATACTACTATCATATCCTGAATCAAACCAAAATCTTCTACCTGGACTTTCATCAAGATTTAATGATATTGGACTAAACATATTCCATGCTCTAGTCATAAAATCATAGTCTCTAATAGGTTTAGCGTTTAATAAATCATATTTAGTAGGAAGATCGTCTCCAGGTAAATACTCTGATACTAAGTTTCTATTACGTAAAGCATCGCCTATTCCAGAACTTAATTCTTTCATATGTGGATTAAATAGTTTACCTAGTTCATTTCTTAAACCAGCTAAAGGTACTTGGTTATTTAATAAACCTGCTGCTATTCTAGCTTGTTGTCCAGGTTTACCAGCTACCATATCTACTAACTGAGTTATACCAGCAAAATATGATTTACTTGTAATAGACTGAGCTACAACTAATGATACTTTCTGTAATTGATCTTCTGTCCATTCATCACCCATTAATAAACTATAATCTCCTATATCAGATATAGTAGAAAATATCATATTAAATGGTTCAATAGCATCATAACCAACTCTTACTGCACCTACTTTCCAAGTTCTAGGTTTATAACCTCCATCAATCCAAGCTTTTCTTTTTTGCCTATCAACAGGACCATTACCTGTTAAGTTTCCAGCCATCCAAGCCTGTATTGTCATCATAACTATAGAACTACCCATAGCAAATCTACCAGTCTGCAATGCTTTAGCATTAGCTAGTTCTTCAGCTGAGTTAATACCATACTGAATAACATTATCTAGATTGTCTGGTGTAGCTCTAGCTATATCATTAAATTCTTTAACTAAGAAGTTGAATCCAGGTGTATGTTTAGCAGTTAAAGCTAGTCCATTAACACCAGTTCTAGCAAATAGGAAAAAAGGTTTAGCCCAAGGATGAGCAGTAAATACATCATTCAATCCTTTAGAAAATCCAGTTAAGTCTTGTGTTAGAGTTACTTCCTTACTAGCAAACTTAGCTGCCTCATCCGTTAAGTTACCATCTCCGTCAAATATTTGAGACAAGAAATCTTGTTCATATGCTTGCATTAAATCTTTATCTATTACAGGTGTTTTATACCCAGCAGATTGAAGATCCATAACACTACGCATAGCTTTTTCTCTAGCCTTAGCTCTACCAATGATGTGTTTAAAAGCATCATCAATAGCAGCCATTATCTTTGTGTTAGCAGTAAGAAAACTATTGTTATTCCAAGCTCTAGCCATGTTAGCCATAGAAAACATAGCTTTATCGCCTAAAGTAGCTCTACCACTATCTTCAGCCCAACGTCTTAATATTTCCCAGTTATCATCAGCTCTTGTATATTCGTAGTATCTTGATTTAATACTAGATATATCACCACTCCAATATGATTCTAGTTTAGTTTTAAACAAAGTAATAGATTCTGGAATAGCTTCTATCATAGCATTTAAAGAAGATATACCAGCTCTTGCTGTATTAAAATCTCCTCTTAATGTAGCTCCTAAAGCTGTATTAATAGGTCTTAAGAAAGTAGCTGTACTTGTACCAATAGCAGCTCTAGCTGGTGTTTTAGGACCACTAAGTATGCTATTAGTCATTACACCTTCTAATTCTCTTATCAAGGCTCCTGTACGATCTGGTCCCTTGGGATCAATCTTACCACCTTTGATCATCTTCCTTGCCCATGCGTCAAAATCGTCTAGATTATTAACAGTCTTCATAGATGAGAATGTTTCAAACAAAGCATTCATTAAACCTTCTGGAGCATCATCTTTAGCGATTTTCAGGATTGTCATGATTGAATCCCGTGTATCAGCCATTTCTTCAGTCAACGTAGATTCTAAGAATTCTCTTTGCTTACCTGCACCTATCTCTCTAAAGTTCTGTGATTTTAAAATCCTAGCTTTTTTAACTTCTGTTAGGGCTGTAAGAAGTGTATCTACAACTTGAGCTGCAGGTCCATCTATATCACCAAGATCTACTATGTCTGCTAGTTCTCTACCAGCAATCCCTGTATCTCTTATTTGATGTAGTAATGTACCTACAATTAAATCTGTAGTTACTATGTTCTTACTTGTAAATGTTTCTATTGTATCTACTACTTCACCAGCTGCATTAGTTACATCGTAGCTATCTTTAGCTTTATACATTTCTTCAAGATATTCTTTAGCTGACATTTCTGCAGCATTCCTACCTTGAGTAATACGTTGGTGTGCCATAATGCTATCACCAAATACTTCTACTAATGTTTTTCTACCAGCTCTGACTTGATCTATAACAGCTTTAAATTTATCAGCACTGTATAACTTACGTAGGATACTTTCAGCCGTAGCTTCACTAATGTCTCCTTCTCTAGCTATACGTTCACGTTGAACTGGAGTAGTAACTGAACCCGTAGATCCATCTTCTGCACCCCATTCCTTCCTGATACGCTGCTGTGTTTCCCATGCTTCAGATGGGTGTTGTTCTGATATGTGTGCTCCTTGATGTGAGTCAGCTACAGGTCTATTTTTATCTGCTCTAAATTCAGCTTCACCCCTTCTTAATTGAGCTAGTCCGTTTTCAGTTGTTTGTCTTTTAATACTTTCGTTTCTCAGTTCAACTTGAGATAAACTTTTTGGTCCTCTTTTCAAGAACATAGTAGCCCCATCAAAAACGAGACCAATTCCCATACCTTCGACAATGTTCTTAAACTTCATCCATACAGGATGATCTGTGTCTTTTGTAGTGATAGGTGTATCTATAAAACCATATTGCTTTCTTAAGGCTCCTAAAGCATTGTGTCCGTCTGATTCCTTAGAGATCAGGTCTGATACGGCACCAACACCAGCAGCTCTTACGAGGCTATTTGCAGCGAATCCAGTTGTAGCTAATGCTGTTCTACCTAGCGTTACCTTAGCAGCAGGTATGATAGCAGCAGCCATTGAACCGAAGTGTACTACACCTCTAGCTAATTTTCCCCACCATGTTCTTGTTTCTATCGGATTGTCATAGTCTACAAAGGGATCCCATTCAGGTCTATAAAAACCTTTTTCTTTCTTTTCCCTTTGCATCTCTCCAGAGAGTGCGTCAACTGTACGCTCTGGAAAAGTAGCTAAAGAGGAGGCAGTATCTTGTAAGCCTCCTGATAGGATTGATTGTCCTTCTTTTGCTAATGCTTTGAATCCCCAATTTTCTGCAGATCTAGGATCGTCAAGTTCTGTTTGGACTTGACCCTCTTCTGCAATCTCAGCTGCTACTGCAGCATCTCTAGTTTGTTTCTTTTGTTCTATTGATTCGATATACTCATTTGAAGCATCAGCAGCTTCTCCTATAGCTTCGGTATCAATTAGATTAGGATCTATTGGCATTTGATTATTGTGTTAATTCTCTAATGAATTCTTTGGCTACGTCGGGGGATAAGTTATTTAAATCTAACCAAGGCTTACCTTTAATTAGATCACCAGCAAGTTCATTAAATTTATCATGTAAGTCTTTATCAATATTTACTAGTCTTCTATATTCAGTAACTACTCCAGTATATTTTTGAGCTTTTTGAGCTTTGTTTCTTAATGCAGCTAGGTATAAAAAATCTTGACCATCTTCATCAAAGATCATATCTAAAGATATTCCATTATTTTGAATAATATCTATTAAGTCATAAGATGGTATTTCAAATATACCGAAACCAGTATAATCATTACCTATTAAATTAACAACATCACCTATCGTAATAGCTTCCATTGGTTTTCCAGCAGCTTCTTCTATATTTGAATAGTTACCATCTTTATCTGAAACAGAAAGATAACCTCCATTAGCAATAGCTGTAGGGCTTTTTGATTGCTCTATCATCCAGTTATCCCCCTCATTCATTTTATAAACTCTTATAGTTTTAGCAGCTGTCGGGTTAACTAGTAACCTTTCACCTGGCTTACCTTCTTCTGGGAATACAACTTCTCCTTCTTTAATTTTACCTAAAGCCTCTAGTCTAGTTCTTACTAATTTATCAGGAGTTACACCTAATTTAGCAGACATACTTTTATAATAATTTGGAGCAGTACCTCCTCTACCATTTATATAGCCATCTAAATATTTAGAAGCTAATTCAATGTAAGGTTCTTCACCTTCAAGAGGTTTAGATTGATTTAAAAGGTCAGGATTTTTAGCTACATTAGCTACTGCTTTATTAACTATTTTAATTGAATCTAAATCAGCAACTGAAGTTCTTTCTGTACCTGCTTTTGGATCAGTTAATAAATCTTTAACTTGATTCATAGCTTCAGTGTGAGCTTGACTTAAAGTTATACTACCATCAGAAGATTTATGACCATAAAAAGCTTCATTATAAATTGCTTCTGCTTTTTCAAGCATAATAGCAGCTTTAGGATTACCTTCTACTTGTTGTACATCCATTGTAAGAGTGAAAGCAACTCTAGCTTTAATCGCTCTGTTTCTATAAGTAAATGAACCTGGACCTTTATCTACAGAACCTACTGAATTAGGAGCTTGTACTTCAGCTAGATAAGCTTTGTATGTATCAGTTCCTCTAGTCAAACCTTTTATATCAAGTTCAGTTAAAGGTCTTTGTAATTTAATATTTTCAAGTCTAGGTATAATGTTTTCATCAACTTCTTTACCTTCATACTCCATATTTAACAATACACTAGGAACTTGTTCTCTACTTGAAATGTTAAATATTCTCATAAACTCTGCAATTTCTGCTGTTTTCTCTTCACCAGTCAGCATATTATTACCTGTGTTTTTATCAAGAATTTTCTTTATTGCAGCATTTTTTTCAGCTTCAAGATTATCATCTTGTTCTTGTTTCTGAGCTTTATAATACTGGTTTTTAGCAGCTACTAATGTACCAAACCTTTTTTTCCAGTGATCTTTAATCTTCCTTAGATCTCCTTGAGCATGACCAAATGGTTGAAATTCCACATTACCTAAAGCCTTTACTAAAGCAGCTGGGTTTTCAAATTCACCATTACTAATACCATCAGCTACTTTTTGAAAATATCTATCTAATACTAATTTATGATCAACATTACCTTTAGCATTTATAAATTCTGGATGATTAGTATGTGTTAATATTTGAGTAATTAATTCTTTAGGATCTCTTTCTAGTTTAGCATATAATTCTTTAGTATTACGTTGAGTAACTGTTTCTAAACTAGCAGCTGAGTAATCTTCAAGTATTCCTTTTTTCCAAGTATCCTGTTGTGTTACAATGTCATTTATAAAATCTTTTTTATATCTACCAAAACGTCCTCTAGCTACATCTTGATGTAAATAAGAATAGAAAGCTAAATTACGTAATCTTAACTCTTCTTTATCATCTGGATGTGTAGCTTCATTAACACTTTTATGTATAGGTTTACCTTCTTCAGTGTAACCAAATTGAGGTAGATGATGTTTTATAGCTTCATCTGCAACTTTATTATAGCCTGGTATACCATCTCTTAATTCTTTAATATCACTATATAAATTTACTTCATCGTCAAATTGATTAAACTCACCATTAGAAAAAAAGTTAAATAAAGCTGGATCAAATTTTATATTTTGATAAGCTAAAGTTTGTGTTGTTACTCTAGATGTAGCTTTTTCTCCTTCAACTTCATTCTCCTTTTTAACATCTGGATCATCATCTAATATATTACGTAAAGCTTCTTTATATTCAGGAGCGTCAACACCAATAGTTTCTTTTATAACTGCTTGTCTATCTTTAATCTTTTTAGACATTTTGTTCCACGGACCCCAATACTTCTGCCATTCTTCATATTCATCTTTAGCTTCTTTACCATATTTCATTACAGTAAGTAAATTTTCAGCAGGTGATTTTTGTTTATGAATGTGGTTCCAGATTTGAATCATCTGGTCGTAATGAGCATCCCAAGAATTAGATATTTGTGTTATATTGTCGTTAACAGCTTTAGCTAAATCAGGTGTTTCTTTAAGATAATTAGTTTTACTAATATCTGGAGGAGCATCAGTAGCTCTTCCTAGTGAACTGAAATAGGAATCTGTCATGATACTTTCTCCATGTTTACATCAATTTTATCATAGTAAATACCAAGCATACCGTTAGGTAGAATTTCTACAGCCATAGGATCTCTCTTCATTACATCTTGTGCAATAGCTCCTCTATAACGAGAGTGCTTATTAGTCTTATAGTTCCATTCATAGATAATATGTCCATCAGGAGACTTACCAACTTCTTCTATGTTTTCTTTTAATCTTCTATCAGAACCCAAAGCAAAAGCTAAAGAAGCGAATTGAAGACCCATACTTACAGAATTAAAGAATTGACCTGCTTTATCTCTAGGAGGCATCATAACTGGAGCACCGAACTCAGGACGTACACCTAGTTTTTCTCTATTCTTAGCAACATAGTTTTGATGTTGTCTAGTTATACCTTGATTCATTATATCCATATTCCTACCAAACTGTGTGTTGATAGTACTTTCTATTCTACTTTGTTGATCTAATATATCTTTATACTTACCAGACATATATCTGGAAGCTCTAGATACACCACTTTTTTGATCATACTTTGATAGTTTAGCTCTACTTTTGTAAAGTTTTTCATTAGCTTGCCTACCTTTACCTAAAGCCCACAAAGCTTTAGTATAGGCATCACTTCTAGCTCTACTTAAACCTTTAGTTAAAGCATTAGAGCGTTGTTTAGCAGCTACTTCTCTATTCCAATATTTTAGAGAAGCTGAGTTGTATTGTTGTAGTTTTTTCTTATGTTCTTGTCTGGCTTGCATTCTTATGCCAGCATTAGGATCGGGAGCGCACACGGCAAAATTCTATAAAGGTTAGTTGTTTGGGTCCGTGAAAAATTTCTCTCAAAAATTTAAAGCCCAAAAATCTGAGTAGTTTTAAATGAACAATATTACGTTTATCAACGATGTTCCATAATAGCGGTTCAGGTCTACTCTCGATGAATCGCTTTGCTTCCCTTGCGAAGGTTATAGGGTAGTCATGGATAGCAGATGTGCATAACATCCATACTTCTCCATTTGGTCCGACTCCAGCCATACCAGCAGTCTTGCCGTTAGGCACCTCGAACCATACACAGGAGCACCTAGAAACAGCCAAAGTTAGCTCTTCCATAGGATCTAGCCCGTGACCTTCTTCGACCTCTCTACGGTCTTCTGGAAGTAAATTAGAGGCTACAGTTATTGCAGCCTCAATTGTTGCAGGGTGAATATATTTAGACACGTCTATAGTGCATAGGTGAATAGTCTCCTTCCCAAGACAACGATCTTAAGGTAGCAGGAGCAGGGTGACTTGATTTTAAAGTTAGTTCTACATTCATATTCCTTTCATACACAGGTACTTCTTGTATCTCTTCATCTAAATATGGTGCATCAGACACATTATACTGGTTAGATAAAGCTGATTCATATATTTCAGTGTAATCTAATTTACCTATTCTTGTTAATGTAGTTTCATATAATCCAATCTTACCAAAGTTTATCTTAGCTCTATGTATAGTTAATTTAGAATTAACATCAGACTGTACTGATTTACCATCAGTTTTTTGTAAATAAAAACGTGGAAACTTAACACTATATTCATATAAGTATCCTATATTGAGTGTAGCACTAGACCAATCTCCAGGTAATGTAAAGTCATCATTATTTATAACTGTACACTCTGCATATCTACCTACTCTGGAAGAGTTTGTGTTACTATCAACAACAACTAAAGTCCCATTAGGTGAAGTAACTTGATCAATCCAATCAGACTGATTAGTAAATGTAGTTAAATTAGTAGTAGCATTATATGATCCACTGCCTACTGTTGTATAGTTATCTAAATGTAATAAGTAATTAATATTATCTTGATCGATACTAGGATCAGCATCCGCTTGTATAAGATTAATCTTTTGTAAGAAGTTATCTGTATCTAAGAAAAAATATTCATCATTAACAATGAAATGCCACTTAATAGGATTATTATGTTTCCATTTAAACCATGCAGATTGAAGTCTATTATCTCCCTGATTCAAATATCTATATCCTATTATTTCATCTGAATTTGTTTTACCTAACAATACTATTCCATTTTCTCTAGAGTTAGCTATTAAATCTAAATCTTTAGGTAATAGTGTAGGTACCACTTCACTAGTATTAACTACAGCTGCTTGAGCTTCTCTAGCTATTGAAGCCATTTCCATGAAACGACTATACTTATTAGAATTATCTATGTAACCAATTGTAGCACCTAAAGATATAGGAGGCACAGTTTCATAATAATTATACATAGATACTGATCTTAATTTAGCAGTATCAGGATTCATTACTTCAGCATCTGAAGAAAATAAAAACTGTTCATTAGTACTAAAACATAATAACCCAGCTGGTATTTCTATTGCATCATATAAATCAGAAGGGTAAGTAGAAGAACAAGATATATCTATAGCATCTATAGCTGATACTGTTAATGCTGAGTCTGCCCAAAAGTTAGGTGTAACTAAGTTTCCAGGTTGAGCTGTTATTATATTTTCACCAGATAAAAAAGCTAATCTATTACGGAAAAATATAACTTTGTTAATTTTATTACCATTAAATGATGGTATAGGATTAGTATTATCATCTCCTACTTCACGGTCAGCCCATGTATATTTCTTAACTAAGAAGTCTCCATCAGCTTGTCTTTGAAGTACATGAGGCATAGAAGAAGCATTGAAACTTTTAACTATACCTGGAGCTGCACATTCTACCCATGTCCCAGGACCATCTAAATTATTTTCTCCTACAAATTTTAAATAGTAATCATCTTCATCAGATGCTCTAGCATTAGCTATTTTAACAATAGCACCATGTCTACATTGTATAGGTAAAGCAGTGACATCATTTATTTCACTACCCATAACTCTCATAAGATCTTGATCTACTGCTTCAACAGTAAAAGCATTACTAGAAGTTAAGTAAAGACCATTACCTATAACTTGATGGTTTATAGCAGCAGGTAATTCTGCTTCAATACTACCTAATATTGTATCAATAGTAACAGCAGTATCTGCATCAAATGGTGTAGGAGCAGGTCTTATTATACCATCTCCACCTGAAGATATTTGACCTTGAATGCTTGTAGCTTCATGATCTTCTACTACTATAGTATAGTTATAAGATGTTTTAGCTTGGTCTAATGTAACTGTTGCTGTATCTCCAGTTACCCAACCTTCTCCACCATGTAGTAATGATATATTTCTATTATACGAACAACTATAAGTACTAGCTGGTACTGTGTCATCATAGCCATTTATCTGGCCTTGTTGACCATGTGTAGTAATACGAAATATAAGATTCTTTTTAGATCCAGAATCTACACTGAATACTTGAGTACCTATACCAGGGCAAGTTCCAGTACCAGCAGTTTCATCTAATGTATCAGATTGTATTTTTATTCTAGTAGCTCTATTTAAAGTAGTTGCATTACTATTAGTCTTTACATTTAAACCATATTGTCTACCATTTTCTGTTCGTAGTAACTCTACATAAGCAAAATGAGTTTCTGGTCTAGCAGTTGTAGTACCTGTAGTAGTGATATTAGTATCTCTATTATTTAAAAATGTAGTATCATTAATAGTTAATGCTTGTACATCTTCTGTATTACTTGCTGATAGGTAGGTAGTGATAGCTGTGTGATCAGAGTTGCCTCCACTGTATGCACTGTTATCTGTATGATACCATACATCTTTTTCATCTCCATCATTGCAACTCCACATTCTTACTCTACCGTCAGCTGCTACTTGACCTATATAAGCTCCTTCTGTTTCATCTCTATAGTAGTGAAACCAAGACCCACCACTTTGTACATTAGTTAAGGGTGTAGCTCCTAATCGTTTAGCTCCCGGTCTTTTGTATAATCCATTAATTAAGTCAGGTATTGAATTAACAGTATCTACTACTTGACCTGGAGCTTTTAATTGATCAGGCTGTTCAGAAATACCAGTACTATAACTAGGAATAGTTTGTGTAATACCTGTCATTATCTTGCTAGATTCCTCCAAGGTTGATATGTTTGATAACTAGAATCTTCAGGGAATCCAAACATAGAATGATTACCTTGATTACATTCATACTCCATACATGCAGCTCTAGCTAATTGCTCTTGCTGTCCTATTAAACTAACTAGCTGTGGATTAGCTACTAGTTGTGAAGCTGCCATACGACTAGCTCTATATATTATATATCTTTTAAAGACAGAAGGTAAATCTTCAAATGTAAATAGTCTTACTACATCTAATACTACCTCTGTATGAGCAGACCAATCATCTGTGTGATCAAACTTATCATATAAGTACCCTCCTCTTCTTACTACATCGTACTGTCTTTTACTCCAGCCATCTGCCATATCCATTTTGAGTATGTCACTAGCTATCTGTACTTTACCTGTAGTACCATCTGGTGTTAGGTGAATATGTTTTTCTGTATTAAAATGCCATCCCTCATTTTGTACATCAACATTAGCATCCCTTAACAAGTTATATATAAAACTTATTTCTGGGTTTGTAAAATTTAAGTTTGTTACTGGTGATTGACCTATGCTACCCAAGATTGAGTTAACTGCGGATAGTTCGGTATCGAGATCAATTGTTGTGGTAGCCATAAAATTTGATAATAAAAAAGGGAGACCAAAGCCTCCCCATATGAATAATAAGTTAGAATGCTTGAGCAACTCCAGAGTTTGGAGCGATACCAGCAATCAATTCCACAGCAGCAGCTGGGTTTAGAGGTGCGGCTCCCATAGCCAACCTACCTAAAATGACATCTCCCTGATAAATCACGGATACATCACCTGAAGTAACTTGAACTTGAGGTCCAATAGCCTCTACACAACCAACAGCTTCTTTCTGGAAGATAAGTCCACAAGAGTTGTCGAACTTGTTTCCTTCACCGTAGTCATTAACTGTGCGTTGTCCATCAGGAGCACCAGAAGCAGATTCTGCTTGGTTTCCCATGTCCTCACTTACGAAAGAACCAGTATTACCAGGATCAGTTACACCTGTTACAGTTGTACCAGAACCAGTACCATACTTAGTACCAAACTTACCGAAGAATGGAATGTTCATTGACTTGTAGATCTTAATGCCTGCAATCTCAACGATACCTTGACCACTCTGGCGTGAGTCACCTTGCTCGTCTCTGTTAACGAGTCCGTTCTCACCAACCTGTTGTATTAATTCGTAATACTGTCTAGGGTTAAGTACACCAACACGTCCTTCAGTTGAAACACCTTTCTCATCTAGTGCAGCAGCTGCATCATAGAAAGCGTTTACAAGGTTAGCAGGAACATAAGCATCAGAACCTTGAGCTGTAGCACCAACACGAATCTGTGTTCCGCCTGGCTCTAGGAAGTTAGTCTTCTGAATAGGAGAAGCTTGTCTAGCAGCTTTAGTAATTGCTCTAAAGATTCTTCTATCGTAGTTCTCTGCAAGAGCATAACCAATCTTACGTGAGATCTCTCCCCTCAAATCATAATGAGCAAGGGTCTCGTCCAATTCGTAAACGAATGCTGAACTGATTAAGAGGTCATCGCACTCGATGGTTACTTCTGCTACTGGAGGTGCACCGTCGGTGTTACCTAGTATGTTCTGGCCTGGAACATGAAACTCACTATTTGTACGACCAGTGAAGATGAACTGTAATGAACGTCCGTTCTTCAATGTACGCTTAGTGATTAGATCCCTAGCAATTGTGTTACGCTGGAATCCTTTGAACAGCTCTCCGCTGAACAATTTTAAATACAGGGCTCTTCTGTGTGCTGTTGTAGTAGCATCAGGAGTACCCTTATTAGCTGCAACACCACCCCATGTTAAGGAAGTGTTGTTAGCATTATTTTGATGTGCCATTTGTATGGATAAATTTTATATTAACTTTCTCAGCTGAAATTTTTTGATCATTGTTTGTGGTCTATCCCACCGTCTAGACGGCTAAAGGGTATCCTGCGTACAGGGCCAAAAGCCAATTAGCCAGAGATCCGACACTGAGGTGTCTCTGACCTATGGTATTGGAGGTGTGCTCCTTCTACCATAATAAAAAAGGCTAGCAGTCCGAAGACCACTAGCCATAATTCATTGAATCCCTTCACAGAGTAGAGAGTGCTTCTTCTAGAGAGATATCCTCGTCGAATTTCTCTTTAGTTTCTTCATGCTCTTCTGGTTTGTTGTGATGAGATTGGGGTGAAAATGAGGTAACATTAGCTGTTACCTTATTACTTTGATGAGCCATCAATTTACTTTGTAGTTTTGGTGTACTCAACGCCACGATATACGTAAGTTACTGTCATGTGTAAAATCCATATACCAAGCCCCGTTCCATGCTTGGGTGTCATGCGCCTCTGATTTAAAGAGGTGAACGGACGTTGATTAAACGACTGGCGTAGCTTCTATAGCTGCCAAGTCGAGAGGAAAGTTGTGGGCATTTCTTTCATGCATTACTTCCATACCTAGATTAGCACGGTTCAATACATCTGCCCAAGTAGGGACAACCGAACCATTCGCATCTAACACGGACTGGTTGAAGTTGAATCCGTTGAGATTAAAAGCCATAGTGGAGATTCCCATACTGGTAAGCCATATGCAAAAGACGGGCCAAGTAGCAAGGAAAAAATGTAGGCTACGACTATTGTTAAAGCTGGCATATTGGAAGATAAGTCTCCCAAAGTATCCATGAGCCGCAACAATGTTATACGTCTCCTCTTCTTGACCGAATTTATATCCATAGTTTTGTGAGGTGAGACCAGTTGTCTCCCTAATAAGTGAGGAAGTAACAAGACTTCCGTGCATAGCAGCGAATAAAGCTCCACCGAATACCCCTGCAACACCGAGCATATGGAACGGATGCATAAGGATATTGTGCTCTGCCTGAAACACAAACATAAAATTGAAAGTGCCTGAAATACCAAGAGGCATACCATCAGAGAAACTCCCTTGACCAAATGGATAAACAAGGAAGACGGAGAAAGCTGCTGCAACAGGTGCAGAATAAGCGACGCAAATCCATGGTCGCATTCCTAGTCGATAACTAAGTTCCCATTGTCGTCCCAAGTAAGCTGAGATACCAATGAGAAAGTGGAACACAATGAGTTGATATGGTCCTCCGTTATACAACCATTCATCGAGGGTTGCAGCTTCCCAGATTGGGTAGAAGTGAAGACCGATTGCGTTAGATGATGGGACGATAGCCCCTGAGATAATGTTGTTTCCATAGAGTAAAGAGCCAGCTACGGGTTCACGTATACCATCTATGTCAACAGGTGGAGCAGCTATGAAAGCTACTATAAAAGCTGTTGTAGCAGTTAAGAGTGCAGGGATCATTAGCACACCAAACCACCCCACGTAGAGGCGGTTGTCTGTGCTCGTAACCCAGTCACATAAACTCTGCCAGTTGGTATTTGGTTTTGTTAGTGTGGCTGTAGTCATTTAATTAGAAAGAGTATTTAACTCCTAGTTTTGTACCGTAGT